TTCCAAAAGTGGATGCTTTACGGTTGGATCTGCGGCCTTTGTCGTGTATGTTTGAACCGCGGCGTTAACCAAATCGGCGCGTCTTTTGCGTTGTTCTTCTTGTTCTTTTGCTCTATTCGCTTCCGCGATTATTCGGTTTTGTTCTGCCAAACTCTCCGACGCCTTAATGTTCCCCTCGGCGGCCAATTTTTCAAGAATTCCGCTTTGTTCTTGCGCTTTTTTAATTTCCTCGTCAATTTTTGAAATTCTTTCGTCGGCTTTTTTCTTGTAATATTCCGTAATTGCGTCGGATAATTGTTTAACGCGCTCTAAATGTTTTTTGTTTTCGTCGTCTATGTCTTTATTTCCTTGCGCCAATTGTTCGCGCAACTTTTTTTGCAATTCTATTTCAATATCCGTCGTATCGACGCCCATTGACGTATAAATTTCGATTCGTTTTCTTAATTGCTCGATTTGAAATTGCAACATTTCGGCGTCGATTTGTTCTTGCTTTCTATTGGATTTTAAAAGTTCCAAATATTTCTTTTTTTCCGCCTCGGTAAACATTTTATCCAATTGCGCCAACTCCGCCTTTTGTGCGTCCTCCGCTTCTTTGTCCGCTTTTGCTTTGTCCTCCGCCTCTTTTTTCGCCGCTTCCGATTTTATTTTTCGTCGTTCTTCTAAAAACGCCAACGTCGCCTCGTTTTGTTTATCGCCCGCCGCTTTCTCAACTTTTGCAATGTCAAGCATTAAACTTTCCTCAATTTCCAATATTAATTCCGCCTTTTCTTTGCCGTCAACCAATTGTCCGTTTAAATCTTCGATTCGGCGTTTTGCGTCGGATTCTAATTTGGCAATTTGGCGTTTTTCGTCGTCTTGGATTTGTTTAATTTGCTCGTCCTCGATTTGTCGCAATAAAGAAATCCTTTTTTCCGCGTCGGGGGTTGGGTCGCCCGTTGGCGTTGTTCCTCCAGGTACGCCCGCCGTTGGAGTTACGGGTATTTTATTTAATGTTTTTTGTAAGTTCAAATACTCCTTTTCGTATTTTGCCGCGTCCTTTCTTGCCGCGTCCAAAACTTCTTGCGCCGCTTGTTTTAATGCCAACAATTCGGATTCGCCAACGCCTCCCAACTTTTCAAATAATGTTCCAAATGCTTTCTCGCCAAGTCCGCCCTCTTGGAATGCGTTTAACGCGTCGAACGCCCTTTGGTTCGCAATGATTGCTTCGCCAAGATTTTGTTGAGTTAATTCGAACAATATTTGCGCCCCCGCGATTTTTGCTTTTTGCTCCAATTGTTCATTTACTTGTTTTTGCGCCGCCGCAACCGCTAAAGTAAACGCGGCTTCGTCCTCCAAATTTTCAAGGGTTGTTCCGTATTGGTCGTTTATTTGTTTAATCAATGCAACGCGATTTGCGCTTTCAAAATTCGTATCTTGTAACGCTCCAAAAAGTCCCGCCGCCTCCGTTTTTTCTAATTTTAAATTCCTTGCAACGTCCGCCGACGCCTCCTTTAAACTGTTTTGGTTCTCTTTTATTTTTGCCGTTACTGCATTTAATGCGGAAAATTCCCGAACAAGCTCAACGACAACCAAAAGAACCGCCCCAAAAATATTCGTTTTTAAGAAATTGCCAAGTTTTGTAAACGCTCCCTTTAATCCATTTAACGAACCTTTCAAAAGTCCTTGCTCCTTTATCAAAGAACCCATAGAACCCGTGGCAATTTTATTTGCCGCCGCGCTCGCTAATGTCGCGACTTTATAGGCGACAAACAATTTTATTGCCGTGCCTAAAACGGAAACAATCGTTTCGAGGTTATCCGCCAAAAATCCAAGTACTGATTTTAATTTTTCTCCTATTCCCGCGCCCGCGTCCATATCGAGAATAGTTTTGTTAAATGTTTCCTTTAGTTTATTAAATGCAAATGCGACGGTGTCCGTATTTTTCGCCGCTTGTTCTTGGACTGTCCCTTGCGTTTTCATATCCGACGTTAATTGGCGAATATCGTCCGTCATATTTAACAAATTGGTTGCCGCAATCGCGTTTTCCGTTCCGAATGTTCGAACCAATGCGGCGTTATCAGTTAACAACGGCTTTAAAAGATCCAGGCGGTCTGCAAAAGGTTTTGAGGTGTCCGACAAGTCCGTTAAACTAATCCCCAAATCCGCCATCGCCTTTTGAGCTTCTTTTGGTAGTGCGTCGGGTGCGCTTAATTTTAACATAACATTCCTTAACGCTGTCCCCGCTTCCGCGCCTTTTAGTCCTTTACTCGCCAACGCCTCAATTAATGCCGTCGATTCCTCCAAAGAAACGTTCGACGTATTCGCCGCCGCTCCGAATTTCAATAAAGCGTCCGTAACGTCGGGAATTGCCGCCGAACCAAATAAAGCTCCGTTCGCGAGTACGTTAATAAATTTCCCCGCCTCGTCTGCGGGTGCGCCAAATTGGTTCATTGCATCGGTTAACCTCGTCGCCGCGTCGGGTAAATCTAATCCCGACGCTTGCGAAAGTGTTATTGCCGCTTCCGTTACGGCGTTTAATGCTTTTGCGTTGCTTAAAAGTTCGGGTTTCGCCGATCCAATTAATTTATATGCCTCAATGACCGCGGACGCTCCCCCCTCAACCTCCGTTCCAAGCGTTTTCGCTTGTTCTTTGAAAAATTCCAAGTCCGAACCGCTCGCCCCCGTAATTGCTCGCAAGTCCTGGATATTTTTATCGAATTCAATAATTGTTTGCCCCGCGCTTTTAATTATAGACAATCCGCCAAACGCAAGTCCTAATCCCGACAATACGCGCGTTAAACCGCCCAACGCCGAACGATAATTTCCAACGTTTCGGAAATTATCCCCAACCGTTCCGTCTATTTTTTTCAACGCTTTATCCCCGTTTTGCGCCGCCCTTGTTACCTTGTTATATTCGCGCTCTAATTGTCGAAATTCTTTGGTATTTTTTCCGCCGTTTTGCTGTAATTTCAGCATTTCCGCGGCCAAATCTTTAGACGCGTTCTTTTGGTCGCGCGTTGATTTTACAAGTTGTTTATATGCGCTATTTTCGTCCTTTATTGCCTTGGCTTGTTTTTCCGTAACCTTTGCCCCTCGTTCCTTTTCAGCGTTTAACAACCTGGTTTCCTTTAACAATTCGCGCTCGGTTTTCATTTCTTGCGCCTTGGTTTTTTCCAATTTCTTGTTCGCCGTGTTTAACGTTTCGGTTGCCTTGGTTTCCGCCGTCTTTAATTTTTCCGAATCCTTTTGTAGTTTGTTTGCCTTTTCGGTCGCCTTGCTAAATTTATCAATACCTTTTGCGCTCCGAAAATCGCCGCCCGAAACGTCCTTTTTAACGGATTCCCCCGACTTTTTTAATTGTTCGTTGAGTTCCTTAATTATAACGATTGTATCGATTGCACTTTGCCGAATCTCTTTAAATAAATCGGATTCGCTAATTTCGTCCCTTGTTATTTTTCCCATATTGTTTCAAAATTGTAAAATATTCAACAACCGTCGTTTCCTTTATGTTTAATCTATATCCTAACCATTTCGATAAATAAACCAAACTTTCGTCAATTGTCATTCCCTCGCCGTTATTAACAAGCATATTTTTAAGCCGTTCCGCCTCGATTTCAATTTGTGTTAACTTGAAACGCTCCCAAGTTTCCACGAATTCGAGTTGTAACAACGCTTTTTTTTGCATTGTTTTTAACATTTTTTTATATAACGGCGACAAATCATATTTAATAATATATTGGTCATAAATACGAATCCAATTTTCGGCGTCCGTTTCGTTTACTTTCTTTTGCAAATTTGGGTTTTTTCTCGAATATCGATAGTCGCCCGCATTGCATTTTATCCAATTTTCCAAAGGCATTTCGTTAATTGATAGCCAATATTTTTCGGACGTATTTAATATAATTAATTTTAATTTCCGCAATAAATTTTGCCAAATTTTCCTCATTTAGATTTAAAATTTTATCCTCATTATACCAAATTTGGTCGTTCATTTTACCTGGGTCGCCGTCTATAATAATACTATCTTTTAAAACCCTCACAAACATTGAGCGGTAAAATGCGCCCGTATCTTTTAAAGTATAGTGCGAATTAAACGTTTTTGTCGGATTTATTAACGAGGTTGTCAATGAATAAAACCCAATAACATTATTATCCGAATCGACCCCTTTTTTTAATAGTTGGTCGTCTTGAATCCATTCGTTAATAATTTTTGACTTTAGATCCGTGCTAATTGATTCGAACCACGCGACCGCGTCGAACAAAAGTTTTGTTCGGTTTAATGTTTCTCCAATTTTCGTGTCCATTAAAAGCATAATACAAAAATAACGAAAACGGACGGAATTTTGGACATAAAAAAACCCTACGAATTTTCGAGGGGTTTATTTTTTTTAAATGCGCGTTAATTCTTGTCCTTTTTTGGCTTTTCAAAGGCTTTTTTTTTGCCTTTTTTCCAATTTGGATTTGCTATTTTATACGCGCTCTCAATTTTACGGGGGTCAATTTTATTAAACTTTTTGACCGCCTCGTCCAACGTTATGTCCAACAACGCGTCGGATAAAATCGTTGTATTTCCAATTTTTATTTCCATAATTCAAAAATAATAAAATTAAGGACATAAAAAAACCCCTTTGGTTCGTTCCAAAGGGGTTTTAATTAATTTACGTCGATTACGGCATTGTAATTAACGTTTCTCCGTCGAATCCGATTTTGGAAACCTCAACGCGAATAACGTCTAAAGGCAATTGCGCCGCAAATCCTAGCGTATATGTCCCGTCGGGATTTTCAACAACCGACGTTACAGCGATTGGAATTACCCCCGTAACGTTAAACAACGTCCAATCCGTTAATGCGGTCGCGCCTTTGTACAATAATTTGTTTAAAGCCGTTCCAAACTGCAATTTCGCGTCAAACGTTACATCGTCAAAAGTAGCCGCGCCAACTCCGTTCGTCATTATTACGTCAATTAATCCGTCTAATGTCGTGAAATTAATACCCGCTTCCGCTTCAGTAATCATATACATAGTTGATTCGTCGAATAAGCGGTTAAAATCAAAACCAAGCATTATTTTTTGAACCGTCGTATCCGTCGCAAACGCAAACGTTGGATTCCAACTTGCCGCGTCCACGGGAATAGGGTACAAAAACCCGTTAACCTCCGAACCAATTAAATTTCCGTTAACGTCAACAACGTAAACTCCGAAATCAACGCAACGCGCCGCCTCTAATTTTCCAAGCGTCGTCGGTGTCGAATCTTCCGCCCAAAGCTCGCCCGTAAAACTTCTTTTGCCTGGACGTAAAAACGCCATTCGACCACTTGCCGCCTCTTCCATTTGGGAGTCCGCTTTTGGCAATTCAACGTTTTCAAACGCCGCTAAAGGAAACCAACGTTTCGACGCGTCCGTTTCGTTCACTAAATCCGACCAAACGGGCAAAACCGCGTTTAAATCGATTCCGTTTTTTGTTCCATCGTTTGCCACTAAAGGGACAAGAATTAAACTTGAAACAATACTAAATAAAGGAACGCAACCAGGGCGTCCCGTGTTGGATAAACCAACGTTACAATTGCAACCAATCATATTTCTATTGCCTAACTAAAGGACTTTTTTAATTATTATTAATATTCAACAACTTTTGCAATTCTCTTTATATTTCGTTAGGGTAAATTGCAATTCAACCCCCGACAAGTTGGCGTCCAAAATGTTTTTGACAACCCCTTGTTCCGTTTCAACTCCGAAACGGGAAAAACTGACAATCGTATAATTTTCGATTGTTTTGAAATTTTTATTTGCCTTTATAACGTCCAAAAATGATTCGGCGAGTTCCGCCATTGGCTCAACGATTTCGCGCCGATTGTCTTGCGTTAAAAATTGCGTTGGATCTGTTTCGTCTAAAAAGAAAATCCGCAAACTCGTTTCGAATTCCCGAACGTCCCCCCGTCCAAATTTTTGTTCCCTTATAATTTCCAACAACCAAACAAGCGGCGTTTTATCGATTAAACTCGTTAAAACTTTCGTCCATTCAACGTTTGCGGCTAATTTTGTCCCCGTTTGAAAAAACGGATTTGGCAAAAATGTCGTTCCCGTTAATGGTGTTATAGGCAAATTGGTTTGCGTTACTGTCAATGATTCGTCTGGCTCGAATTCGGTTATTAAATAAGTGTTTGACGCCTCGTCCAAAACGGTTTTTCCAACCCGCGCCCATTTGGTCGCGCAATATTCCGTTTTTTGCGTTGCGATATTATAAACCCCGTCAATCGTTGTATCGATCCCCGCGACTAATTCCCTTACTATTTCCGTAATTTCCGCCATTCTATTAAATCCAATATGCGAACCCTTTTGGGTTTCCATTAAATTCAGAATAATCGTAACTGTCAGGATTAAGACAAATATACCTTTGTATTGCTTTATGACTTGCCGCGGCCTCATTGTAGCGCGTGTACATCATTGAATATAAAGTTGTTGCTCTGTCCGAATTCTCGCCGTTTGGTAAAACTAAACCAATCGACGTCGTTTGATTAACCTGGTCTTTTATGTACTCAAAATAAACGAATCCTTTTAACATTTCTTTGAACCCCTCCGAATAAATAACGCAACCCGCGTCGTCTATTCCCAACGCGTTGAAAATCTTTATAAATCGCGGTTCGGTCGGCGTTCCCGCCCCCAAAACCAAATCCACCTCAAATAAATCGTATAAAGTCGCCCCCAAAAGGGTAATTAAATACTTTTTTTCGAAACGGTCGATATAGTCTTGCACCCTTGGGACGTCAAACATTCCCGTATGCAATTCAAATTTTCCCTTTGCCGTAAAGTCCGAAACGCTTAAAATATTCATTTAGTCAAGTATTTGTCCGAAACCTCGTTTTGTTAATATTTCCGCGACTTGTCCGCCAACAATGTAAATTTTACCTTTAATTTTCATCGTCGCCGCCGTCCCGTTGGATTCGAACTTGTATCGTTTTGAATGATCCAAGTTTAATTCCGCTTTTTTTTCTTTTGGCTTTGGCGTTTCTGCCTTTTCCGTTGCCTTTTTAGGCGTTGGATTTGGTGTTTTCGCTTTTGCCGTTGTTTCCTTTTTTGCCATTTCTCTTTTTTAATTGTGGGGACGCCGAAACGCCCCCGTTAATTAATTAGTTTGTCGCAAATTATGGTTTGTCGATAACCGCAATGTCCGTTGCAAAATCCCCCGCGACAAATGCGCCGTAATGGTTCGATTTAACATATTGACAAGCGCGCATTTCAGCAAGGACAGTAATTAAATTCTTTGTAAAGTCGTCGTTTACATATCCGATTTGAACATTTAAGTCCTCGCGGATTCGCAAATTTGATTTTGTAAAGTCCCCAACTAAGTAAGTCCCAACCGTAATTCCTGGATTTACAATAACGGGAACGGCCTTAACTCTCGTAACTCCGTCGATTGTTATAGTCATTCCATAAGTATAATTGCCCGTAGAATCTTTGGTTAAATCAATTGCCGCCGCGTCCAATGGATTAAGCAAAATATAATTTGCGTCGAAAAATTGGTTTTGGATTTGTGCAATTGCAATTCTTAAAACGTCCGCTTGATTTGCGTTTGGGACTAAGGCCGTAAACGTTACGCCTGGTGCAAATGCCGTTGCGTTCGCCAAAATACCCTCCAAATTATCGCCCAATCCGTCGCCACTCAAAATTTGTTCGTCCAATTTAAGCTCGACAATTTCCATTAACTCGCCGTTGATTTCGCCTTGCATAAATGGAATGTCTGCTATCATTTCTTTCGAAACTTTGATAAATGCCGTTACTTTCTTAACCGCGCAATTTTGCTCAACAATATCGAAATCGGTTTGCGTTTTCAATGCGCCCTCCGCAGTCATTCCCGCAACGCCTGGATCGGCATTTTTTTGCTCGGTATAAACGACATATTTCGAAGTTGTCCCCCTTGAATTAACAAGTTGACGCATAAATGGACGACGTCTTGCAATTCGTGTCAATCCAACTTCCAAATCGGATAAACCAACCGTTCCGCCCGAATAATTGCCGTCGATTGTCATTGTTCCCGCAGCTTTTACGTCGAGTTTTAACAATCCGCCCTTTTCAACCATTCCGTTAATTGCGTCCTTTGCTGATTTGTACGCGTCAAAAATTAGAGTTCCAAGCGATTTGCCCGCGTTGTCATCAACTTTTGGCGTTTCCTTTAGTGCCTCCAATTTGCCCTCGATTTCGGCAATTGCGCTTTTAATCGCGCTGTCGTCGAAGTTTTCCATTTTTCCCGCAAGCTCCTTTGCCGTTGCGATGTCCTCTTTCATTTGCGCTAAATCTTCGCTTTTTGCGAATCCTTGCGTCTTTTCAGCAATTGAGGCGTTAACCTTATCAATTACTTGTTCGGGTGTTAAATTTTCCAAAACTTTTAATTTTTAATTATTATTACTTATTCAATTAACCGTTTATTCCTTTAATAACGGCGTTCCAATCAAACGGAACAATTATTTCGTTCGGCTCGCCTTTTATTGACTGTTTATTGAACGGGTCAATTTTGGCAAGTGTTAACAATTGCGCGTTTAAATATTTCAATTTCATTTCTAAGCTATATAGTCGGTCGTCCGTGCCTTGTCCGTT